AAAAACATAATATCACCTTGATATATACCACTTTTAACTATTTTTGAAAATTCTGTAAATGCTACTATAAGTTTGTTTGCTAAATCTTTATTCTCTTCATTAGTTTGTATTTCTTTAACACTCTTATAAACTTTTGGTTCAGCATTAAATATAGACTTTGTTGATACAAAAAACTTCTTATCAGAAGGATCTATTCCAACAAATACTGCAGGTGCACCATCCCATTTAATTGTAGTTTTAAGTTTAGAATTAGATTTACTCTTAAGCATTTTTCTTAAATCATAAAGAAAATTAATTGCTTTTTTAGTACCTGATATTCCTTCATTAAATACTAAATCCTCTAAATGCTCCATATGAGCATTCACTGATTCAATTAAATATTCTGTAAAGAGTTTCATACTTTTAGGTGTATCTCCTTTTTGTCCAAGATAGTTTTCCGATAGTATTCTTATTTGCTTCAACCCATTGAATAAACAATCCTTCTTCTCTTCCGATTGCTTCTATTTCCCAAGGTTGATCCCAGTAGTCAGTTTTATTTGAGTTGACTAAAACTTTACGATATCTTGTAAAAAATGGATTTCGAGTTTCTCTCATTTCACCAGTTGCCCATTGCTTTACATGAACCAACTCGTGTGCTAATGTTTCTAATAAACTTCTTAATTTTAATTTTGAATATAAATCGATTATGAATTCTCTTGGTGGTACTCTTGAATCTTCATAGTATGCAGTTTCGCCATATGAATCTGTTTTTTCATGTAAATTTTCTACGAAATTAATTCGTATTTCAAGTAGATTATTTAAACGTGGTGAAACAAGTTTGTTTAAAACAAATTCTGCTAAAGATCTAGCATACTTTTTTTCTTCTTTTGTCCCACCTCTAAAAGTTATATAAGCCATAAAATTATTTAGGTTAAAAACGAATCCAGTTTACTATTGCAATTAGACACCAAATTACATAAAAACAATTCATTAAAGATCTTGGTTTATCAGAATCTGCTGTTGCTGCGTAAAACCAACAACAAGAAGATATAAAAGCAAATACCCATCCCCAAACTTGAAGAGAGACTATTGCACTTCCAGTAAAAATTGCTGCAAGAATACCTGTGATTGCTGCAATCCATCTTGCAAAAAGATCAAATTTTGTTTTTTTTAGTTGTCTTATTTGTTTTATTATATACATATTTTGGTTTTTCTATTTCCTCTAAAGAAATAATAGTTGCTTCCATATAATCTTCAATCCTATTTTTTGCGTCTTCTTTAGAATCTGCATAAAACCAAGACTTGATTTTGTTCTTACTCTCTTTAAAGATTGCTTCAAATTCCCAAGCTTTACTTAAACTTTCTTTTTCCATTAAATATATCCTTTATTGTTTCCCATAATGAATCAGTTTTATATGAATCTATTTCTTCATTTCCTTGACTTTGACCTGATGGATTAATTGATTCTATTTCCTTTACCCAATCAGCATCAAATGAATCGTATTTGTTATATTGTTCAGTCATATTTTAGAAATATGGAGACCACTGGTCTTCATATATTAATTTATCCTTTTTTCTATTATATCGTTTTTTATTTTTTATTACTTTTGTTTTAAATTTTGGTGTTCTTAAAGATTTTGCTACTGGATTTCTTTTTCTCATCTATTCCCCCACAATTCTAATGCTTTTGACATTGTGATTTTCTTCCATTCATTATCTAAATATTGTTCGAAAAGAACAGCAACAGTCATACATTTTATATCACTGTTTGTACAATTTAATCCATGAGGAATTGAAACATTTACAACTGATGGTCTTCTTATAAGTTCTGAACGAATAAGTTCGCAGTCATTATCATGATATCTTAAAGTTTCTGGACGTTCAGAACCTTTATCATCAATTTTATCATCAATCCACTCATATATAGGTATGGCAAATCCGTTTTTAAATTTATACCATTCCATATAAGCATTAGAATCGCCATAACTGAAATTCATTTTAATTGAACCACTTGGTGAGTTTGCGTCGACATGAGTACCTAATCTTCCTCCAGCTTGAGTGACGAATAATTCTATTTGACCAATTTTGAATATATCAGTTTCAAAAGATTTAAGATTAGATGATGCATAGTTTTTATTTAAAACATGTCTTCCTACAGGAAATTTTTTAATTATTTCCATATTTTGTAATGGATCAAATTGTTCTTTTAAATGAAAAAAAAAATTATTCATCGTATAATCTCCACTTCATCTTCAGTTTCAATTACAACTCTTGCACCACAATTTAATAAAGGTTTATCGTTGCCACCATAAATTACACGACTTGAACCTTTTAATATCACCTCGTGACAATATGTATTTTTAGATCCTTGTTTTACTGTAATCACAGGTTCATTTAAATTGTTCTTTTTATTCGAACGAATCTTATGTTGATTTACGTGTATTTGTGTTTTCTTTTTCATATTTTTTTTCTCTGCGAAAAATACATTTAAGTAAATAACTTGCAGAAATAACAATTACAACCATAGCAAATAAAATAAAAAGAATAGTATAAGTAATTATATTTACGAAAAAAAAGAACAATTCAAAAACTAGTTCTTTAATCCACAATATAAACATTTAAAACCTCTCTCATATTTTCTAATGGTATTCCCCAATCCTTTGGTAAGGATGGTGGGTTAGTTCCTAGTGGGTATAGAGTGACAGAGATTGCTTTACGTGGTTCGTTAAAAGTAATTACACTATGTGGTTGACCACTTACTATACAAGTTGGTGTTCTTACAGTAGTTCTTTCAACTTCATCTACTTCATTGTCGTCAAAACTGTAGCTATACTCATCATAACGTCCATCATCCTGTTCACCATCTGTTGATTTTGGTGACCAATTTGATTTTGGTTTATACCAAACATTATAATGCTCACCTTCACTATAAGCCCAATTTAATTTACATTTATTTGAAAACTCAACAGCATCAACATGTATTTCCATTTTATAATTTTCAGGAAATGAAAATACTTCAGCATCCCAATATAATAATCTTTTAGATTTAAAAAATTCAACAGCTTCTGGATTAAAATATTCCTTTGGTACTTGTAGGAAACAAGGTTTTAAATTAAAAAACCATTCCATTCCTTCTTCGTTTAAAGGATATTTAAATGGTAAATTTAAATGGAAGTAGTTGCTGGGCATAGTGTATCGTTTAAATATTTTAAAACTATACTTTGATTTTCTAAATTTTTGTTATCATATTCAATTATATGTGGTCTTAAATCAAAGTTTGCGAGTATGTTATTATATTTAGTCTCTCTTCCTTGAAGAAATTTCTCAGATTGGTTTGAGTTTCTTTCTTTATATCTTTCTTGTAGTGTAGTTTTTTCTACATTTAAATAAATTATTTCTAATGTAGTGTCAGGTAATTTAGAACAAAATTCTAAAAATGAAGAATTAAACACGCGATCTCCTTCAAATAAAATATTATATGTATTTGAAACACACCAAGATTGAAGTTGTGGCTGTACTGCCATTGACAATCTATCTGTTCCTGCAAAGGTTTCACCATCATCATATCTTCCAAGTATATGAAGATTATATTCTGCATTAAAATGAGAGTGTACTAATTTGTCTTTATACATTTCCCATTGTTTATTCTCCATAAACTTTCTAAATAATGTTGTTTTACCAGATCCTGGATTGCCACCAACTGCTATAATCTTTCTCATTGAATTGCCTCTAATCCTATTAAGTTTGTTTTTTCATCACTAAACATCCAGTTTAAATTCTGTATATTTCCTGTATTATAAAATTGTTTATATTTTGTTTTATCTACACCACTCTTAATATTTAATCTTGAATCTATTGTTTCTTTTCTTGCTTGCCATAATACATCCCAATCAATACCATACCATCCGTCATTTTCAGCATTAATAATTTCTTCAGCTTGTCTATCAAGATAATAGCCAAGATAACGACTATGAGATTCTCTAAATATTTTTTTGTAAGAACAAAGACAAGTTTCCATTGTAAAAAAGTCAACTTGTTCTGCTAAATGTTTAAATCTTGATTTCATTTCAACAGTTATATCTTTTGCTTGTGCTTCTAAATTATTATATTCTTTAGAAGTTAATTTTTTATCTATATCATCATCTTTCCCAATCACATAAAGAAAACCATTACGATGAGAGCGAGATCCGCTGTAATCATTAAACATAAGAGAAGTTGGTGTTATTTCTACTGCTGCTGTATGTTTTAAATGTTGAAGATAAAACCAAGTTGAATATCTACCAAACTTATATAGATTACTCTTAATTATATTCCATAGACAATTAAAATTACTTTCTTTATCATCCTCATAATAACTTTCTATAACATCTCTTTGATTGTTTGATCCAATAAATGTTTTATATGATTCAAACATTTTAGGAAGATGACCTTTATTCCATTTGGTATCTGTTTGATATCTTAAACGAGAGTAATTATTAGTATTCCATTTCTCTATTCTATCCACAGTAGCTAATTCAAAATCAGGAAATTCATTAAACAATAACCAAGCTGTTGGTAAATTATATGTGTTTCCATAAAGCCAAGCTAACCATAATTTTTGTTCGTCGTTATGTTCATATCTTTCATGAAGATAGTTAGTCAACCAAACAGCTGGATCGCAATCTTTATATTCTAAAGACCAAGCATACCAACGAATAAAAGCTTCACGTCTATTTTGTTTTATTCTGTAGTCCATTTTTTTAACGCAGTTTGAATTAATTTAATAACATTTAAATGCTGTGATAAGCCATCGCTTGCCTTCGCAAAATGTGGGTCTGGTATTTTATCTACATTTGCATAATTAGAAAGTTTCTCTGCTTTATTCAATTCACCAAATTTTTCTTTAAATCTTTTTTCATTAGAATTATCCATATAAAATACTTTATCAGCCCAACTAACTAGTTCTTCTGTAATGAGTGTTGAACGAATAGAATTTGTTTCATATCCATTAAGTGCTAATGCATCACGCATTTTCCTTGAAGTAATTTGTCCTTGTTTTGCTTTAAGTCCACAAGACTTTACTTCTAAATTTGGATAGTCTTTTTTAGAAATTATTTCAGCTGCAGCTGAACGATTTATATTTCCAAGACAAACAAACAATACTTTTTTCATTTCATTTCCTTTATTATTTTATAAACACTTTTTGATGATGTACTCATATCATCTATATTAATATGTTTTCTCAACATATCTAGTTTTTCTTTAACTTGCTTACGATTATTCTTCTCAAAATTTGTATATTGATAAACTTGTTCTGTTTCGTATTCATATGGTTCAAATTTAGGAGTATTGTATCTGTTTACTCTATATTCTGGTGAGCCTGAATTTCTTTTTAAAAGTTCATATGGTGAAGATTCATTATGATTAAATGCCATATCTAAAAAATCTCTACATAATCTAATCGCTGATCGCATTTCTCCTCTATCTAATGTTCCAGGAAAACATCTGAATTCTATTGTATTTGTTCTTTCAAATATTTGACGCAAGTTGATACCAGCACGAGGACATTGGAACCAAGCAGGATTTCCTTTCTTATCTTTATGTGCGTGTTCATGCCAAAATTGTAATGGTGTTGTTGCATTTAACATAGCATCTACTCTCTCATTTGATAGCTTATGTTGATGAGATACTAATCTACGATTATATCTTCTCTTTGCCCATTTATATTCCTCTGCTGATAATAATTGTTTATTTGGTACTGGTATTGTTTCAGCCATATCAAAGAATTGTTGTTGATATGTGTGTATATATTTTAATAACTGTTTAAGAGCATCTAAATCTGTTTCTAATTCTGGAACACGAATATGAATATGTAAATTGCTTCTATAATTTACAATTGGTTTCTCACCATTATCACTCAAATACTTATTAATATTTTCAATAAAATCGCATTGTTCATCTACAGTGTTAGTTGGTGCTACATTAATCTCACCACCAAAATTATATAATTCTCCTTTTGGATCATTCGCGATACCAGTACTAGATACACAAGTTTTATCCATATTATTCCATTGAGCATTATTTGGAAGATTTTTAAGTCTTCTTTCGCAATTGCCATATTCTAATTCGACTCCATATGAAAATAATCCGATCTTATAATGTCTCATTAGCATAATTGATAATCTTTATTTGATAATGATATTATTGAATCAACTCTTTTTAAGTTCGAATATAAAGTCACATATGCTCCATTTACAACTTGTGTCATTATACCATTAATCTCTGAACGTTTTACAATATCTTTTGTTGATGTAATAATAAAGCCATTTGATAATTCTGTAATATATGGGGGTCTTTTACCACTACGATATGCTTTTAAAGTTTTATTTGTATTCAATTCACAAACACCCATTGACATATCTTTAAATTCTTTTAATGGATTATTAGAGTGTAAAATTAACTCACTGTCATTCTTTGTAATACAATCATAACCATAAATTGATTTCCATTTCTCTGGAAACTCTTGAGATATAACACCATTATGCACTATACTTTTTTCTTTATTATATAATGGTTGATTGAATTCTAAATCACTTGTACTATACCGACAGTGACCAATTAAATATAAATTGCCATCTGAATTAATGAATTCAGAAAGATTGTTAAAATAACGATTTACGAATTGGTCTGCTGGAATTGATTCTCTTATTGTTATTATTTCATTATTCTTTAAATAAGAAATGCCTGTTGCGTGCAGTCCTCGAATTTTTGATTCGAGGAATACTCGCTTAACAATAAGTAGTTGTGCTTCAGTTGGTTGTTTTAGGATAACACCTATAACTGCGCACATGACTAGAAGAAAGCTTCAAGTGAGGACTTATTAGCTTCTGGATGATATTTGTATAATGTTTCTTGACCAAGTCTGGCTTTTAAATAGTCATACCATTCTTGTTCTGTCCACATTCCTTCAGATACACCATTCCAAAGTTCTCTCTGAAGAGGATGATTTTTGTTTTTACGTCTGTCATCAACATAATTTTTTCTTGTCAATTCATAGTTCCAAGAGCCAAGTTCTAGCATCTTTTCTCTGAAATAACAAACGAAAGAAATACGTTCTGCTTCAGGATCTTCAACAATCATTTCAGTATTTCCGTGAATACCCTCGTGATTATTAATTAATAATAAATCTCCTGGACGTATATTTACAGCCACTCTATATTCTGGTAATACAAGATAACCACCTCTAAATTTACCATTATTTGAAACAACTGTAAGATTACTGAATCCTTCATTTAAATCACCAGCATCTCTATGTGCTGCTGTTCTAAAAGTTTTATTTACAGTTGCTGTAGTGAATACAGTTCCTGGAATAATAAATTTTGGATCTATTTTATC